GTCCAGACCCGTCACTTCCTTGCCGCCAGAGCCAGTACCGTCGCTGTAAACAGCATCAGCCAGCTTGTTGGCCATCGTCGACTCAGCGACGTTCAGGCGAGCTTCCATCAGGTCGATGAAGGCTTCCTTGCCGCTGTTTTGCAACATCTCCAGGCCGCTCATAACGACCGGGACAGCAAGCTGCTTGATGTTGAATTCAGCCGCAGAGATGACGTCTTGAGCCGCCACCGGCAGGAGGTCGTAACCGCTGTAGAAACCGGCGTTGCCGTTCTCGGCAAAGCTCAGCTCTTCCAGGATGACGTTGCCGCCGGAAATGGTCTTGACGTTGCCACGCTGCTGCAGACGCGCCAAAAGCGCGTTGTTCTTGGTGACGTTGTCCGCAATAGTGCGCGACCGATTCTGAATCGTGGTCGCAATGATGTCGGTGACCGACGTATTAGCGAAAGCCATATGAAAAGCTCCACATGAAGATGAACGAACACGCTTGCGCGTGCGCCAGTTTCGTGTGGCCTACGGAAGACCTTGGTCAGTCCGTTTCGCGTAGGTGGGCCCGAGGGGCTCCTAATGCTTTCGGTGGCTGTGCGGTGCTTTGAGGCACACAGGCGTGGCGTTTCCGCCACACCATGTTGTGATTAGACCACTATCTTGAATTCATCGCAATAGCTGCCTCAATCGCGTCGCGGATGTTGTCCGACTGCACTCGAGGAGCGCCCATTCCTGGGCCGGCTGACGTCACGCTTACAGCAGCAGAACGCGCCCGCTGCGCTGCATTTGCGCCGCCTTTGTTGCGCTGGCTCATGACCGACTGCACGCGGTCGTTCATCAGGCACGCCTTTTCATACGCCTGCTGCAGCGTCATTTCGACGCCGCGGCGTTGTGCGACCTCGAGGATGTCCGCCATTTCCTCGCGGACGTCGTTGGCAAACTCGGCACGATCCAGGAATTGCGCGACCTCGGACTCAGCCTTCTGCGCCGTCGCCACGCGCTGCTGTTGCTGCATCTGCTGGAATTGCGACATGAACTGCTGCACCGGGGCGAGCTGCTGCTGGATCGCCTGTTGCAGTTGCGATTGCACCGGGTCGGACGCCTGGGGTTGGCCCGCGAGCGCGGAGTCCAGCATCTCGACAAACTGGTTGCCGAACCTGCCAGTTCCGTACTGTTTCACCAAGCCAGCCATCATCTGCGCCAGCTCGGGGCCGGTGCTGGTGCGCAGCTTGACCGCCGTTGCCATCAGGTTGTCGATTGCTTGGGCGGGCGTGGCGTTCTCGGCGCGGATGTACGCCTCGTAAGGTGCCAGCACGCGGGCGAACTGCTCGGCGTTGCGGCGCAGCTCAACCGTCTCCTGCAGGGTGCGCTGCACTTCCTGCTCTCGGCGGGCGACCTCGGCGCGTACCGTCTCCGGCAACTGCGCCCAGTGCTCGCGGACGTCAGGACGCCACGAGGCAGGAGCCTTGTCGATCTTTGGTCCCGCCTTGGGACCAGGCGTGATTTCTGGCGCTTCGGTCTTTTTGAACTTGCCCTGCTCGTCGCGGGGGCGATCGGACTGCTCCTCGGCCAGCGCGTTCAGGTCTTGGGAGCCTCCATCCACAGACTGTGCAGTTGGCGCAGAGTCAGTGGAAACACCAAAGTCCACACTCGAGGACTCAGGTGCGGGCGTTGGTGCAGGGGATTCAATTGGTGCCGGCGCAGGGGCCTCGGGAGACGCTGCGATCGCCGCTTCAAGACTTTCACGGATGGATGTGGTGGGGTTTTCCATTTATCGCCTTCTGTTGTTAACTTCATGAATTGCCCGTTCGATGTCCGAGCGTTTGAATGAACCGCCTTGCTTGTAGTAGTTCTCGCGGGACTCTTTTTGCCTAGCCCACGATGAACTGAAGTCATCCACCGTGGTTAGACCTGTGCGCCGCATGTAATCGCGGTGTTTCTTACGGCTCGAGATGTCCGCTCCATCAGTCGCCCGCAGCCCGTCATAGCTGCGGTCGTTCCATAGCGCGCCGCGGTTGCGCGCTGTCTCGCGCTCGGGCGGGATGTAGTCCTCAGTGACCTCGATCATCTCGTAGGTCTGCGGGTCTTGAATGTATCTGCGGCGAGTCATTTCTTCCTCAGTGCTTGGGCGTGCATTGCCTGCTTGAGCAGCCTGCCGCCCTTGTCTTCTTGGTTGTACTCTTTGGCAACCTTGACGGGCACGCCAACCTTCTTGGCGAACTCCGGATCGTGCGCAGCCGCTGCCATCATTCGCGCTTGAGCTGGTGATTTGCTTGGCATTTCATCCTCACATCAAAAGCATGATTTCTTCTTCACGACGGCGCTTGATCCGCCGACGTTCATTTTCCGCTGCCCAGGCTGCGATGACCTCTCGCGCCCGCTTGCGGGCCCTGGCATCGCGCACGCGCTTGGCTTCGATCTCGCGCTCCTCGAGCACGCTGACGACCATCTTGGCAACCGCCTGCGCGTCAAATTGAGGCGGAACAGGAATTGTCGCTGTGGGGCCCGTCTTGGTGACGACTGTCACCTTGTCCTCGACCGTGACGACCTCGGCCTCGTCGGCGTCAACCGGATCAACCGCAGCCTCAATCAGCTTGCGTAGTTGAGCGCGCTCGTCTGCCTCTTCCTTGAATTTGCGCTTGCGCTTGATTTGCGGAATCCAACCGTCACCGCGGTCGGCAACAGGCGCAATGGGAACGACAGTAGGCGCAAAAAACGTCTGGGCGTTGGTGTACAGCCCAGGCTGCAGCGTCTGCGCTGGCGCAGATGGCTGACTGGAAAATGGTTGTTCGCTGAGTGACGAATAACCGAGCATGTCAGATCGTCACGTTGCCCGTGATGGTCACATTGCTAGTGATGGTGCCGTTAGGTGACGGCGGTGGGGGCGGCGTAGGCGCTGGCGGGTCGGTCGGGATGGGATAGTCCACCCATTTCTCCTCGCTCTGGCTCCACTTCCACACATAGCCCTCGATAGGCTCGGGCTCCACAGGCCGCACCACCCAGCCGGGCGGGCACCACCATACTGTCTCTTCACCGGGCCCAGGCAGCGGAGGCTCAGGCACCTCCACCCAGCCCTCAGTGCCGTCAGTGTGATCTTTGGGGATCGACCCGTTTTTGCTGTAGATGGTCATCGCGTCTGGAAGGGTGCTGACGGAGGCGTGAAGTTGCCGGTGTACCGAGCGTAGCCGTTGGTGATGCGTAGCTCGTCGATGTAGCCGTTGTAATTATCAAAAGATGTGTTATTTCCGTTTGCGCCAACTATAGGTCTGTTGGTTCCGTTCAAATAATTTGTGGAATCGGTGTAAGTAGAACCTTCTTGAACGCCGTCCAAAAACAACTTAGTGCTTGTGCCGGATCTAGCCAAAGCAACGTGATACCATTGATTCAAGCTAATAGTTGTTGTTCCAGTAATTCTGTCGGCGCTATTAGCAATATAAATTAGTTTATTGCTGCTGTTTATATAAATTGTTGGATACGCGCCGCTGGTGCTGGCAGGTCTTGAGTCGTACAAAATTCTTGGCCCGTTAGCAGCAACGTACATCCAAAATTCAACAGTAAAATCACTTGTTCCAAAAGCAAGCTCTGATCGCCCCGGCATGGTCAGCCAATCCCCCGTCCCATCAAAGTACATGCTCGTCGTGCCAAACTTGGCCTGCGTCGTGCTGACCTGCAAGTTGCCAACAGTACGCACGTCGTTGATCGTCGAGGCGTCGTAGATGCCTGCGTTGGTGAAGTTCAGCAGCAGGCTGGTGTTGGTGATGGCGGTGAGGGGAGTGGTGGGGGGAGTGAAGTTGGCGGTGTAGACGGCAGTGCCTTTGACTAGGCGGAAGTTGCTGATGTAGCCAGGAAAATACGCGGTAGCCGCGCCAGTAATTCCGTATCTACCCGCCCCAATAAGTGCATCGGAATTAGACAAAGTTCTTGCTGTTGTGCTAGTTCCTTGGCTGACGCCATTTATATAAAGTGTCCAAGTTCCTGACGCTCTTGTTACTGCAACATGACACCAAGCATTAACATAGTTAGTACCAGATGAAGCAATCAAAATTGCGTTGCTGTAAATACGAATAACGCTTCCAGAGAACGCGGTTAACGTAAAACCATCAACAGTTCCAGCGTTTCCATTTGAACGCCCTTCGTAAATCCCAACGTCTGATGGCGTAGAAGTCGCATAAACCCAACATTCCAGCGTGAAATCGCCTGTGCCTAAGTCAAACGCGGTATTGCTTGGTGAAGCAAGGTAATCTCCCGTCCCATCAAAATACCCACTGCCCCCATACGAGGCCGTGCTGTAGGACGCTGGCGGGTTGAACGGCGCGAACTTGCTGATGCGCGTGTCGCCGTTGCGCGTGATGGTGAAGGCGTTGGTGCTGTTGTCTTTGAAGCGGTTGTCCTGCAAGCACAGCAGGCTGGTGTTTGTGATTGCTGTCAGCGGGGTGGTGGGGGGCGTGAAGGCTGCGGTGTAGACAGCGGTGCCTTTGACGATGCGGAGGTTGCTGATGTATCCGGTTGTGTAGGCTGATGAACCAGAAAAGTTTTGACCACCAATGTAAACAGTAAAATTTGGATTTAACGCAGTTGAATATGCTGCGCTGTAGCCTTCAACACCATTTACAAAAATCTTTAGCGTCCCTGATGTTCTAACAAATGCAACGTGATTCCATTGATTGTTTACGACGGCTACTGTTGATGTGTATAAAGTACCATCGTACCAATAAGGAAAATTGCTTGCGTCTATGTACGCGGCGTATGGTGCAGCAGTGGCAGAACCACGAGCGTCAACGATAGGACCGTTCGCTGCGGCTGGCTTGTTTACCCAGCATTCAATCGTAAAATCACCAGTACCAAACTGAAACACCGCATTCGCGGGGACCGTCAAATAGTCACCGTTCCCATCAAAATACCCGCTCCAGTAACCCGTAGGCATGTACGGGTTGAACGACCCCTGTGTGGTGTCGCCGTTGCGGGTGACGGTGAAGTTGTTGGTGCTGCTGTCGAGGAACGTGTTGTTCTGAGCGCCGTTAGTGCTGGTGGTGTTCAGCAGCATGCTGACGTACTCGAAGTACGGATCGCTTGATGCGTTCTCAATCGGCCAGATGTTTTGCCGTCTAGCCAAGAACAATTCGCGCATGTTCCATACGCCAGTCGCAACAGACTGCGTAGGAATGTTAGCCTTGCCGACAACCCCGCCGTTGTACATTAGGACAGCTCCTCGTAGGAGATCGTCATTTCAAGGTCGCCGTTGGTGCCCGCCGAGGCGCTAATCTTGTCGCCTTCCTCAAGGTAGATCGGAGCCATCTTGTCGACCACGATCAGCGAAGCATCGGCAGGAACCACGACCGTCTTGGCAATCGAATAAGTGACGGCTGCGCTTGAGTCATACCAAGTCACGTTGACGTCGGCATTGAACGCGCCATCGACGTTGGCGACGTAGACCGAGTTGACCTTCAGCACTTTGCCGCTGGCTGCGGAGTTGGTCAGGATGTCCGCGCTGGATGTCGTGAGCGCAGCCCCGACCGTCCTGCCCAGGCTGGTCGTGAGGTTGATGATATTAGGTGCCGCCATGCCTTAACTCCCAAAGATCAGCGCGTAGCCGTACCCACGCGGGTTGTCCACGGCCCGCCCTGCCGGGTATGTGACGAATACTTCCTTGCTGCCAACGCCCCAGTTGACCTTAGAGCCGCTGTTACTGGACGACAGCACCGTGTCCCGGCTCAGCGTCGTGCCGCTGGACGTATAGGTGCCGATGCCGACTTCCCAGTCGGTGCCGTTGGTGATCGTGTAATAGGTCGTGTTGCCGTTGCCTATGGCAGCAAACGACTGAAAGCCCGTCACCGCGCCCGCGAGCGTCAGCGTCCCGGTGCCGGTCGTGGTCGATGTCTCTTTGACGCGATCTTTGAAAACAAGTGGCATGGTTTACCTCAGAGCTGGAAGATACCGCTTGCGTTCCAATTGATCGAAATGTCGCCGCCGTTTGGCGTGACCGGCAAACCCGTGACGTTGGTGTCCATCCACGCCACCAGGCGCGAAGTGGCCGCGCTTCCGGTGTCGATGTAGATGAGCAACGCCTCAACGCTGTTGCCCGTGACCGCCGTGTACGTCACATCGTCGCCGTCAAAGAGTCCATTGGTAACGGTTGTGTTACCGATCGTTTGTGGCGTTCCTACAACACCAGAAACGCTCGAGTAGAACTCGTCCGCGGCGTTGTAGTTGTAGACGCCCGTGTCGATCAGGGCTACCTTGACCGTGCCGTCGTTAAGGTCGACGTTGGCAGCAGCGTCAAGTAGCGCCTGCTTGTAGAGTGGGTAAATCGCGTTTGCCATTTACGCCATCCCGCCCATCGCCGGCTGCACTTGCGGCAACGTCGCCATGCCCTGCGGCATGTCGTCCTCGTCGTCGTCGACCTCTTTGACCTCAACGATGTCGCCGTTTTGATCGCGTATCGGTACGCGCTTCTTTCGGCGTGAAATCTGCTGCGTCAGAGCCGCCAACTGCATCGCGTTGTTGTCTTGCGACTCGACGATCTTGTCAAAAGCGCTGGAAATCTTGCCATTGCCGTCGACAACGATAGGCGAGCTGTTCGCGCCCGCCATCATCTGCTGCACCTGTTGGAACTGCGCAGCCATCTGGTCAAACTTGGCCTTCATCTCGATCTTCTGCAGCTCGATCGTCGCCTTCAGGCCGGCGATCTGCTGATCCGACTGGGCCTCCATCGCAGCGATCCGCTCGTTTGACTTGATCTTCTCGGCCTCAATCTGCAGCTTCGCCTGCTCGATCATCTGCTCGGGCGACGGGCCCTGCTGCTTCGGTGCCATGAGCTGCTGCTGCATGCCGGCGACCGCTTGGTCGAGAATCGACTCGATCTGCGTGCTCACGCGGAACTTGGATACCGCCCATTGCATCAGGCGCAGCAGGTACGGGCCGGCCTCCGGCACCTGTTGAGCCATCGGCGCGACTTGGGAGATGAACGCGCCCAGGCCCTGCATAAACTGCACCGCGGCGTCGCGCTCAGCCGCCCAGTCCAGCGCAGCCATCGAGTCCGCTTCGACGTTGATGCGGTACTGCGCCAGCGCCTCGTCCTTCAGCAGCGCAATTGCCGGCTCGACAAACTGGACATCCGGCGTGCGCAGGATGTTCGAGCGCTCGACGATCGTCTGCGGTTGCCAGTGCTTGCAGATAATCTCAGCCTTGATCCGCAGCGCCTCGGTGATCCACTCAGCGATGTAGAACTGCATCAACTGCATGCGCGTTGAGCCAAACTGCGCCTTGATCTGCTGCGCCGTGGCGGTCTCGCCGGCACGGGTCGAGCCGCGCATGATGTCGCTGACGCCCAGCACCTCGTAAATCTGCTGCGTCTTGTCGGCGCGGTACACGCGCAGCCGCTCGATCGCGTTTACCACGGCGTCAATCGGAACCCAGTCGACCTTGCCCTTGATGCCACCGGCCTCGGAGAACATCGCCCAGTTGTCAACCGGGATCAGTTGGTTCTCGGACGCCTGCTGGAACATCCGCTGCAGGCCCTCGGCGGACTTGTCGTACACGCCCACCACCTTGGCAGCGCGGGTCAGCCAAGTGATGCGGGTGTTGATCTCGTCCAGCTCGTTGAACTGATCCTGCGCAAAGACGTAGTCGGCGCGAGGAATGAAGTTGGACGTCGTGACGTTCGCCGCCAAGGGCTTCGGGCAGGGAAAGAAGTTCTCGAGCTGCAGCGGGTCGTCTTTGACGTCGAGGATGACTTCCGCGCCTTTGCTGTACCAATAGACCTTCTTGTGCTCCTTGCACCAGATTTCAAAGATTTCTGCCCGCTCCCAGGGGTCGTACTTGGGAGCCTGGTCGTTGTTCGCCTTCTTCGGCTGGATCAACGGCACGACGCGGGCGATCTCTTCGCCAAAGCGGGCCTTGAGTTGATCGCGGGTCATGTAGACGCGCCGCGCCACCCAGCGCACCTCCTGCCAGGTGCGTGCCGGCGACCAAAAGAAGTCCTCCCAGTGGACGTAGTCGCAAGGCGCGTCCTCGTCCAGAATCCGTTCGCTCGCGGGCATCAGCATCCCGGTCATTGCGTCAACGGTCTCAGGCACTTCCTCGATCTCGACCTCATACCGCAGCCAGACTTGGCCCAGACCGACAACGAGCCAGTCCTCGATCGACTGCCGCACTGCGCTGTCCCAGCTCGAGACGTCGTCGTCAAACCCCTTGTTCAGAATACGCTGCAGCATCGTCCCAGCGACGCGAGCCTGGTCGTCGTCCGCGTCCTGGAACGTACGCGCCACATCCGCCTTCGGCGGGCGGGCGTAGAGCATCGACATCAATACCTTGACCGTGCTCCAGAACAGATTGACGCGGGACTCCTGCATCCCCCAGTCGTCGCGTTTGTCGAGGTAGCGCTGCAGAATGCGCTTACTCTCGTCGTGGAACTTGTTCAGCTCCTGACGGCTGGATTCAATCTCCGTCCCCCACCGCTGGGCCAGACCCTGCGGGGTAGAGTCAAACTGACTCTCGCTTTCAATCTTGTCGGTCTGTTCCATGTTCAGCCTTTCAGGCGACCCTCTGCGACCAGCTTCGGCCTGAGCGTGTTGATGTAGTAGTCCTTACTGCGGCAGGGTCGAGAGCAATATTTTGCTGCGCCATTGGTCAAGTGCTGCCTCTTCTCAAAATCAGAACCACACACAACGCAAGTCAGTTTTAGCATCGGCATGCGGTTCCAGCTTTTGCGTAAATTTTGAGCCGCACGCTCCTTGTGCTCTTTGGTGGCTCCTTGCTCTGTAAAGTGATGGCTGTGATGGTCAAACGCCGCAAGCAACTCTAGGTTCTCAATCCTGTTGTCTTTGCGATCACCGTTTTTGTGATGAACGTGATAGCCAGGCGGTATGCTTCCGTGATGCCGCTCCCACACAAGGCGATGCTCGTAGGCTTGACGCCTACCGGCAACGCAGACAACGCGATACGTCGTGTTCATCCGATTCGTGTTCCTGGTTTAGGAGCCGTATCCCATAAATCCTGAAGACTGAAGGCGTAATGCGCCCCCTGCGAGTCGGGCTTCGTTGGGATTCTAGTACCTGATTGAGATTTTGACGATACAGGACGCACGCTCAAGGCCATGTATCTGAACGCATCCGCGCCGTGCGAGTGCTGGTCGTGCTTCGGGCGGTTTCGGAACGTCTGCGTTTTCTCGTCCCACTCCCGCATGTACGCCCGCAGGTGCTCAACGCCCTCATACGTCGCCGTCTCGTCAAAATAGCACTTCGGTAGAGTCAACCGCGCCGCTTCGATGCCGTCCTGCAGCGACATCTCCGGCACGATCTGCGGTTTGATGCCGTTTTGCAGGAATTGCTCGATGATCGACTTGCCGGTCTGCAGGCTTTTGGCGCGGGCGTCGTGCGGGAGAAAGATTGTTCCCACCCTGTACGGTCTTTGTTTGATCCAGTCGATGTAGTGCTGGATCGGCTGGCTGTCTGTCTCCTGCCAGCCCCACCATGAGCACGAGTCCGTAAACCCCAAGTCCGCAGCGAGGTGGACAGGAAACGCGGGGTCCAGTTTGTGTTCGCCCACCCGCTTTTCTTCGTACGCCTCGCCAATCAGCTTGGCGTAGTACGCGCCAGGGATCGCGGCGTCGAAACTGATCTCGTACTCGGTCGCGTACGTCTCTTCCGTCATCTGCGCCTTGGCGTCGCGCAGCTCTTCGGCGTCCAGGATTCCCGTTTTTGACGCCGGCAGCTCGAGCAGCATGTGCGTGCTGGGATTTAGACGCGCCTCTTCTCTGATTTGCCAGAAGAAATTCTTTCCCGCGGGCGTGCCGGCAAATATGGCCCACCCTTTCCTATCACTTAGTGCTGGTCTTAGGACGGAATACCACGCGCTCGGCCTTATTTGACCCGTCTCGTCGAGCACGACGCCGTCGAAATACATACCCCGCAAGGCGTCAGGGTTATCCGCGCCAGCCACATATATCCGGCTGATGCTTTTGTGGCCGTTTTGTATATCTATGCGTAGTTCGCTCTCGTTTGGCGGTGCAGCCTGGAAGTCTTTGGTCAGCTCCTTCAGGTATTGCCACGCGACACGCTTGGCCTGCTCGCGAAATGGGGCGAGGTAGGCGAACTGTGGACGCGGCAGGCTCGTCTCGAGCGCGCCGATGACCAGGTCAGCGCACATCGCCACCGTCTTGCCCGCCCGTCTGTGCGCGACGACCGTCGTCCAGCGCTTGCTGCGGTTGTGCAAGGGCAAGAAGACGTCGCGGGGTTTGTACTCTTGGAGCTTCATGTGTTTTTCGCAAAAGCCTTTTTTTGAAATGCTAGGGGAGAGGGTGGGGCCCCTGCTGCCTCAGGCCCCCCGGCTCCGGGTTCGATGGGGGGTGGGGGGTCTGGGGCCAGCACAAATCAACGACCCCCCCCTACCTCAACCACCTCACTCTCATTACTAGTCCAGTGACTTTGCGGAGAATGTTCAATCGCCTCAACAACTTGCGCTTCTATGGTCTCTGGTTGTGCCGCAGATGTGCCGATTTGCCGGCCCGCAAGCCATCCAAGCTGCAGAACTATGCCGCCTTGGATGTCCTGATTGACTTGGATTGGAATGACCTTGCCAACCATGTTGGCGAAGATTTGGCGGTCTTGTATGCCTCCGTTGGCGCGGTCTATGAGCCAGCCAGCCAGGCCCTCTGCGTGGCAGTCCCTCGCGGCGATCTCAACAGCTTGCCGCAGGCTGATGGTCAGCGCGTTGGCCTTGCCCTTCTGACGGCCTTTCCGGTTGGTTCTTGGGTCGCCCTTGATGAATGGCTTGCCACGCAGCGGGTTGTCCTGCTTCTCGCCTGCAGTTTGCTGCATGTCAGATTGCGCGTTACTCATCATTCTTGTCCTTCAAGATCGTCATCTGGATTGTCATCCGGGAAAGATTCGTACTGCAGCAAACGCCATTGAGCGTGCCTGACTCGCACCAGCAAATAGTTTGTCTTCTTCCTACGCGCTGCGATGACGCGCTGAAACTCTGGGCTCATCTCCGCGATCTCATCAGGAGCCCAAAGACTGGCTTCTTTGTCGTAACGCTTGAGCAATGCTTGCTCAATGAACTGAGCGCGCTCTAACGCCCTGAAAAGCGGCCTGTTGCCCAACAACGAGTTGCAATGCCTGCAAGCAGGCAACAGCACAAACCTCACGCCATGCTTTGCCCAAGCCTTTTTGTCCTGCGTTTCTACCCAAGACAACGGCGGTGCGTGGTCGAGCGTTTCCGCTGAGTCGCCGCAATAAAAGCACTCATGCCTGTTGACGCCATCGGCTGAATGCCATCTGTAGAGCTGGCCGTAGGTCTTAAAGAGGCGCTTACGTTCTGCTTTTAAGCTCATCAATCAACATCGCTTTCATCAAGACATCCGGACACCCCGGACATCCGGACATCCCGGACAAACCATAGGTTTTGTCCGTGTCCGTCCGGGTCGGACATGTCGCGGGACATGATGTCCGGCCAATGTCCGGGTAAATGTCCGGGCAAATGTCCGGTTTTAGGCCTCATTGTCCAAGTCTCCTGACAATCCCATCTGTACCAAGCGCAGCCAAAGCCTTTCCAGCCAGCGCCGACAGAGTCCGCTGCAGCGCCTTTCGAGCCGAGTCTTGTGTGTACTGCTTCCCCTGCTCGCGGCACTCACGCGCCACCGCATCATAAAAGGCATGCCTTAACGCAGCCTCAGGCGCTTGCCCACCAGCCGCCTCGAGCAGCCCCAACAGCGTCTTCTCATGCCCCGCAACCTTCACCGCATGAGCCGCGAGCACCTTCTGCGCCGCGTCGTTCCAGCAAGCCACAAGCGATGAATACTCTTCGCCATCCTCATCCTGTCCGAGCACCACGCGCTTAAGCTCAAAGCCCTGCGAGCCCAGCCGGTCGCCGTCTTTCTGCTTCAGGAAGTCCAGCCGCGCCAGCAGCGCCCCAGCATCAGGACGATACGCGCCCAGCATGAAATCCACGTTGGCCGTGATGGCGCTCGAGCCACGCGGACGCTCAGTGGCCGCATGTCCTGAGTGGTGAATAACGATGACCGTGCAATGAAACCTGGCGCGAATACCCGCGTTCAGCAGCCGCAAATACCCCGCAATGTCAGTGGCTGAATTCTCGTCGCCCTCAAATGTTTGCGACAGCGTATCTACATAAACCAGCGACGGCTTTTCAGGTAACGCCTCAATGGCCGATGCGAGCAATTCAACCTGTTCAGATAAGCTCAACACCAGCGGCGTAATACAGACGCGGAAAGACTCGCAAATACCTAAGCCACGCTCCTGATGCCACGCAGCCACGCGGCGATATATCCCCGCGCCGCCCTCCGCGGCCACATAGACCACTGAGCCCTGCTTAGTCTTCCTGCCCAGCCACTGTAGCCCATGAGCTACATGCAACGCATGGTCGAGCGCCACAAAGGACTTGAACGTGCCGCTAGCGCCAAACAGCATGCCAATCGAGTCCGCAGGAATCACATGCTTGACCTGCCAGCGCACCGCAGCCGAACGGCGCTCAAGCTCAGGCAAGCTCAGCAGCAGCTCACCCGGCGCATCAGTCGAGGGCAAGTCAGAGCCCACCCGCAGCGTCACATTGACCGCAGGCCCGCGCTCAGGCGGCGCGAACTTCTCCGCACTCTTTACCGCCCGCGGAATCTCCGCACGCCTCGCGGACCAGCGCGCAATCTCCTCCGCAGGGCCAGCGGGCCTGACCTGATCCATCAGGCTGTAGAGAAAGTCCACCGCCGCGCCTGGGAACATCCCGCCCGCCACAAGGCTTGCAGCCATGCGCACGATCGCGTCGTGATAGGACCGCTCGCCCAAGGGCGCGGACATCATCTGCAGCGCCTCGCCGGCCACAGAGCCCATCGCAGAATGAGATTTCAGCGCTGTGTTGTTTTTTGACAACGTTACGGACTCGCGCACGCTGTCAAGATCAATTCCAACCGCTTCGCAGGCATCGGCCAGGTTCCAGCGCGTCTGTGGGAACCAGTCCGCGAGCTGATGCCGCCAAGGGCCCGCTGCCCTGGCCTTGGTGTTTACGCCGATCGGCAGGCGCACATAGCGCACGATCGCATTGCCAGACTTGTCGTTGCCGAGCTGCCCCTGCGCCGACAGCCGATTCATCACGCGGTCGACCAACTCAAGATTGGTGCAATCTGGATCATCTCTGTCTAGAAGGATTCCAACTTGCCACTTGCCTGGGCTCGTCTGCAGCGCCCACGAGTAACCCAAGATTTTGCTGGGGTCGACGTCATCGACCACAAGGGCTAGTAGTCGCTTGAACGTGCCCTTCTGCCGCGCCCACTGCCCCGACTCCGTGAAGCCAGATAGCAGTGAAACCGAGAAATATGTATTGTCCGAACTACCTGCATCATCAATGAGTTGAGCTTGGCGCTCCGTGCCGCGGTAACTCCTACCGCCCCACTCGCCTTGTTCTGGCGAGGCTCGGAAGTTGCACACCCACAGGTACTCATCGTCGGCCAGGTGTCCTGACACCTCTGCCAAGAAATCGCTGTTCTGCATGACCGCTGCCTCCTGCATGATGCGGCCTCAACGAACAGCAGCTAAATCACTCACGGACAACTTGACGTTGCGTCGCTTGGCAAGGCCGATCAATGCCGGCCAATGCCGCTGCGGAATCAGCCCACCAGTGCCCTTGGGGTGCGGCTGGCACCAGCGCGACAGCGTCGACGCAGACACGCGCAGCTCGGCTGCAACAGAAGACTTGCCGCCCAAACGCTCGAGGACATCAAAAGCGGGGGTGAGCTTGTGGATGGTGGGGATGGTCATAAAAGAAGATGGGAGTGGTGGTGGTGATGATCTTTTCTAATGATGCGATTGACGCAACGGTGAGTGTAGTTCAATCTAAGCGCATGAACACAAGATGGTTCCGAAGGCAGCTACAAGACAAGCATCTTTCCCAGCGCGGTCTGGCAAAGCTGCTTGACCTGGACCCCGCAGCCGTCTCCCTGATGCTGCGAGGCCAGCGTCGTATGACGCTTAAGGAAGCGCATCGTATCGCCCAGATTCTTGGTGTGCAAACCTCAGAGGTGATACGCGAGGCCGGCATCCCCGTAGACGACGGCATCCGCCGCGTACCGATCGCAGGCGTCTGCGGCAGCGAGGGCATCGTGCAGTTGCTGGCTGCGCGCACACACGAGAAGACCGTCGCCCCTGCTGATGTCCCATCGGACAGCTACGCGATCCAGGTGCGCCAGGCCGGCCACTGCAAAGACGGCTGGCTGATGTTCATCAGCGCGGCCCAGCAAGACCCACGAGAACGCCTCGAGTCGATGAACCTCTGCGCCCTCCAGGACGGAACCCAAGTCGTCGCGTATATACGCCGTGGATACAGAAAAGAAACGTTCAATCTGACCCTAGTCACCGATGCAGCCAAGCTATTGCAAGATCAGCATGTGACCTGGGCCTCGCCCGTGCTGTGGATCAGACCGTGAGGCTGAGTACCCTCACGTTTCTGTCGGGTATGTATTGCGATGTTCTCATCGTTGCGCTCTAATCACTTCATCGCAACAACGCAACCAGGAGCTAGACCATGACACGCCAAGCCTACGAAGTCCGCAACCCATCCTTCTCTGACTTAAACCTTGAGCGTCAGATTGAGTACGGGATCAATGATTGGTGTGCCGAGGGCAAGTCAGGGCATCAGTATTTTGGTCAGACCAAGGAGCAAGCCGAGTCCATTCGCGCACAGTACCGAGACATCTAACCAACCCCGCTGCGGTGGCAGCGGCTTGCCCAGCGGCAGGCCAGTGTCACCCCGACACGCAACGAGGCCCAACAATGGAAACCACCCGCAAGTTCCCCCGCACACTGGCTGAGGCGTTCCCCCGCGATGCCCGCCACGCTTACGCGATTGAGCGTGTATACAGCCGTAGATACGAGTGCCTGCTGGACGTTGCCCTCGCCTGCGTGCTGGGCATCACGTTCGGTCTGATGGTGGCGTTCTCACTATGAGCCGCAACGACATCATCCGCATGGCGCGGGAGGCTGGAGTGGGACGCTGGGACGCGCAAGAGGTAGCAATTGAACGCTTCGCCGCCTTTGTCGCCGCTGCCGAACGCGAGGCGTGTGCAATGGTGTGTGAACAAATAAAGACACATCCACCCTACAACGAACCTGATGATATGGAACGCGGGTGGAACGTAAGTTGCCGCGTTATTGCAAACGCCATCCGCGCAAGGGGGCAAGCATGAAGCACAGCCTGTACGACCTGGTCATCGCCACCCTCATTGCCGCACTGGTGTTGCTGATTACCTACGCACTCTTTGCGCTTTCCTGATTGAGAAAACCACAATCCCATGCTCCAATTCAACCCCCGCCCAACGATGCAACACACGCTGCCCAACGGACGCAAGGCACCGACAGCCCCGCTGAAATGGCCATTCGGAACGATTAAGCCGCCCACCAAAACGCAACAACGGCGAGAGGCAGCAAACGGCCCCGCCGCTCCCTTTTGACCCACCACCAACGAGGAAACGATGGAAGCCATAGACCACCTGGCCCTGCTCTGGGGCATCGCTAAAGGCAAAGAGGATGCCGCTCGCGCCGAGCGCATCAAGATCGAGGAAGACATCCTTAAGGCGCACCCGGCCAAGGAAGAAGGCAGCGAGACCTTCAAGACCGCCAACGGCGTGACGGTCACGCTGATTGGCAAGGTCAGCTACAAGGCTGACATTGACCGCCTCATCGCGCTGACGGGCTCCTGGCCCGATGACATCCGCCCGATCAAAAGCAAGGTCGAAGCCGATGAGACGCGGCTCAAAGCCATCCGCAACGAGCGCCCAGACCTGTGGCGTCGCATCGCGGAAGCCGTCGAGACCAAGACCGCCAAGACCGGCGTCACGATCAAATTCAAGGAGTAAAGCAATGGAGACGTTTCACGCTCGTCGGGGCGACCCGGCGACGTCACACATGGCGGCTGCGCGTCTGCACCTGTTCAGCGGCAAGCACGCAGGCGCTATTTACTGGGAACTGAAGCGGCATGGCGCTGGAACCTACGAAGAGCTGTCAAAGAGAACCGGCCTGCGTGCGGATCAAGTATGGCGTCGTTTGTCCGACCTGCAGAAGCGCCAGCTTGCCGAGCCCACTGAAGAAACCCGCGCCGGCTCCTCAGGCCGCGCACAACGAGTCTGGAGAGCCGTGTGATCGACTTCGTAAGTACCGCCCCCAACATTGACCCGCAGACACGCGGCTGCGCGCAACTGCTTGCCGCGGTCATCGCGGATGCCATCCGCGGCGCGACGGAAAGCCCGTGGGACCGCGAGGTAGACATGGAGCAGAACGTCGACTCGCGCTTCAGCAACCACGACCCGCTGCTAAGTATTCATTTTCTATTCGGAGACGACTCACCGTTTGAGCTGTACGCCAAGCTCATCGGCCTGGACGCGCAGGCAATGCGTGAGGCTTTGCTTGACACCAGCATCAAGCTCGACGGTAAGCGGTTCACTGAGTTTCAGCGCCGCACCGTGCGCTTGCGTCATCACTGGTATCTGAAGCAGAAGGCAGAGCTTGACGCGCAAGGCAAGAAATTCAAGTTCAAGCTCACGAGCAACATCACAAGGAAAGAAAAGAACCACTCCACGCTGGACCGCAAAACCATCAAGAGCAAGAACGCCGTTTGGAACTGGGACGGCGTCATCAAGCTCGAGAACCCTACGAATGAGGAAGCATGATGCGTAAACGACCAGACCTTGCTGCTCGCAATCGAGCCAACGCTAGGCATGGAATGACTGGCAGTCGAACTCATCGAGTGTGGATTGCAATGATGAGTCGATGTCATGTGCCGTCTGCTAAGGCTTATGCCGCGTACGGTGCGAAGGGCATTTGCGTTTGCAATGAGTGGCACACCTTTGAAAACTTTTTGCGCGATATGGGTGAATGCCCAGACGGCATGACCGTAGATCGCGTTGACAACAGCAAAGGTTATGAGCGTGGCAACTGCCGATGGGCCACCTCCGTGGAGCAGGCAAACAATCGCAAGAGCAATGTGCTTGTCACATTCAACGGAGTCACTCAGTCCATTGCAAATTGGGCGCGTGAAACAGGGTTAGAACGTAAAACTTTGGAATACCGCATACGCGCTGGGTGGGAAGTTGCCCGTGCGTTGTGCAGCAAGCCAATCATCAACAGGAAACAACATGGCATTCAATCTCGCATCAGTCTCTAAATCCCGCCGCAAAAGTGCCATCAAGGCAGTCATTAGCGGTGTTTCCAAGGTGGGCAAGTCATCAATGGCTGCTGATGCGCCAAAGCCCATATTTCTTCCGCTGGAGGACGGTCTTGCTGGCTTAGACGTTGATGCTTTCCCGCTCGCGTCCAGCATGGATGACGTTTACACAGCCATCGGTACGCTCATCAACGAGAAGCACGATTTCAAGACGCTTGTTATTGACAGCGCCGACTGGCTTGAGCCGTTGCTGCACGCATATGTGTGCCGTCAGCACAAGTGGGAATCTATTGAAACGCCTGGCTACGGTAAAGGCTACATGGCAGCAGCTACAGAGTGGAAGACCTTGCTTGACGGTCTGGAAACGCTGCGACGCGACTGCGATATGAACATCATCGTCATCTGCCACGTTAAGCAAACGCACATCGAAAGCCCGACGGCGGAAGGCTATGACGCTTGGACGCTCAAGCTGCACACAAAGGCTTCTGCGCTTCTTGAGGAGTGGGCAGACATCATTGGTTTTGCCGCCCACAAGATTGCGGTGAAGAAGACAGATGCTGGTTTTGGTCAAAAGGAAACTAAGGCGATTAAGACAGGCGAGCGTGTGTTGCACCTTGAAGCACATCCCGCTTACCCATCGGGCAATCGTTTTGGCCTGCGCGATTGCGCGTTGTCATGGGATGCTCTCGCGTCTCAATTGCAGGCTTGATTCAAATCATCAACTAGGAAACAACAACATGGCCCGCTTTAGCTTTAACTCCAACGACGCACCCGTCGCAACCGCACCGACTCGAGGCCCGCTGCCGCCTGGACGTTACGAGTGCATCATCACTAAGTCAGACATCAAGGAAACCAAGGCCGGCACAGGACAGTACATTGAGCTCGAGATGCAAGTCGTCGCGGGCGAGCACAGCGGACGCCGGCTGTGGGAGCGCCTGAACGTCAGCAACCCGAACAAGCAGGCCGAGGACATCGCCAAGGCTGCGCTGGGTGCCCTGTGCGTAGCTGTCGGCGTACACGACATGGAAGACACCGAGCAGCTCCACGACATCCCGTTTGTGGCGTCTGTTGAGATCGACCGCAAAGACCCTGAGCGCAACCGTATCGTCGGCTACGGCAGCACCGGAGCTGCGCCAGCCGCCAAGCCCGCCGCACCGCCCGCGAAGCCCGCAGCGCCGGCTGGTGCGCGTCCCTGGCAGCGTTAATCAATCGAGGTGGCCGGAAGCCCGGTGAGCGTCTTCGTCTCCTAGAGCGCAATAGCCCCGAGTTGCGTCGGGGCCACCTACCTAACAAAGCACAGCAATGAAACTTCCTGAATCCCAACACACCACCAGCGCTGCGATCGTCAAGTGGTACGAGAGCAAGCCGCAGGAGCACCGCCCGCACATGGGCGCGTCCATCATCGGCCACGAGTGCGAGCGCTACATCTGGAACACTTGGCGCTGGGTGCTCAAGGCCAGCTTCCCAGGCCGCATCCTGCGCCTGTTTAACTCAGGCGTGCGCGAAGAGACGCGGCTGATTGAGGAGCTGCGCGGCATCGGCGCGGAGGTCTGGGAGACAGACCCGGCCACAGGCGCGCAGTGGCGTGTGAGCGCGTGCAATGGGCACTTCGGCGGATCGCTGGACGGCGTGGCGCAGGGCTTGCCGGAAGCGCCTAAGACCGCCTGTGTGCTCGAGTTCAAGACGCACAACGACAAAAGCCACAAAGAACTGGTCGACAAGAAAGTGCAAGTCGCCAAGCCCCAGCACTACGACCAGATGACGATCTACATGGGCCTGATGGAGCTGGACCGCGCCCTGTATATCGGAGTCAATAAAAACACCGACGACGTATATACAGAATGGGTGCATTTCGACGTCGAGCGCTTCAAGCACCTGATGCTCAAGGCGCAGCGTCTGATTGACGCGACCGAGCCCCCGCAGCGGCTGTCGTCAGACCCAGCCTATTGGCAATGCAAGTTCTGTACATTCCACCCGGTTTGTCACGGCGACCGCGCCGCAGAGGCGAACTGCCGCACCTGCTGCCATGCCACGCCGGCCACCAAGGGCGAGTGGCGCTGTGAGGTCAAGGCCAAGACGCTAACTGAGCCAATGCAGAAATCTGGGTGTTCAGATCACCTGATGATTCCTGCGCTGGTGCCGTACGCCGAGCCGACTGACGGCGGCGACAACTACGTTATTTATCGGCACAAGGAATCCGGCAAGGAGTTTAGCAACGGCGCAGGCCCCGAGCCGCGCTTTAGCAGCCGCGACCTCGAGCGCTGCCCTGGCGAGCTTTTGCCGGATGTGGCCGATGTGAAAGCCGCATTCCCCGGTGCAAAGCTCATCAGCGGCACTGCGTTTGACGACATGGAATCGGATGACCTGGACGCGGTGCCAACGAAGGGCGACACCAAGCAAGCCGCAGAGAAGCGCCAGCGCGTAACCAAGACGATGCAAGCGCTCAAGGAGTTCAAAGGATGAGTGACTTTCAAGTGTTGCCCATTGGGAACTATGTCTCAAATGAGACACACGAGCGCATTTGCAAAGAGCTTTACGAAGAGATGCGCCGGCTGATCGTGGAGAACGAGCGTCTTCGGCATGAAAACAACAAACTGAGAAAGGCAAACGATGGGCCTGGTCACATCAGTCGTGGTGTGGTTCGCACTGAACCCCGATGAAGAGCTAAGCAGCGCAGACGTCGCGGCCAAGTGGGATGTTCACCACAACAACCTCAAGCGCTCGCTCGAGTACGCAGAAATCAAAGGCTGGCTCGTGCGCTATCGCAAAGAGGACAAGACATCGCGGCTCAAGTGGCGCTGGTTCTACCGGCCAGGCCCGCGGTTGCTCAAGGAGCTAGGCCGATGATCCGCGAAAGCACTGACCGCGTCGCCGTCGTCGACACCGACTATTTCTGGCAACCCATGACGACATGCCCGCTGTCCCGTAAGGTGCAGCTCCTGACGTCAGGTGGTGTCGCTGTCTACGGTTCTTACGACGGTAAGAACTCCACATGGCAAGCCTGGGCACCGCTGCCCAAAGTCCCACCGGAGATGAAATGACCACCACACTACGAACCGCCGCCCAGCAGGCGCTGGAATTTATCAAAGCGACAAACGCAAGTTCTAGCTTCTGGCTTGTACCGGAAAGCAATCTCAACAAGACAGTCAAAGCCCTCCGCGCCGCGCTGGAGCAGCCGGAGCTGGCACCAGAACGGCGGGTTCCATCATCACTTTGCCCGCGCCATCGAACGCTATTTAAAAGGCCAGCAATGAACGACCCCGTCAACAACCCCGTCCACTACACCCGCCACCCCAGCGGCATTCAAGCCATTGAAGTCACCGAGCACATGAATTTCTGCCTTGGCAACGCCGTAAAATACATCTGGCGCGCAGACCTAAAGTTAGACGCGATCGAAGACCTGAAGAAAGCGCGCTGGTATCTCGACCGCGAAATTGCAAGGCGCGAAGGCCAGCGTCCTGAAAGCGAGCCGCATGGTTACTAAGTACATTCTCGGCATCGACCCCGGCATCAAGGGCGCGGTGGCGGTGCTTACGCACGACGGCAAGCTGGTCGAGGTGTGGGACATGCCCACGCTCGAGGTCAAGGTCGGCAAGTCGATCAAGAACCGCATCAGCCCCGAGCTGCTGTCCCAAGAACTGCGCAACTGGGACGTCATGATCGCCTATATGGAGGCAGTCAGCGCCAGCCCGCAGATGGGCGTGACGTCCGCCTTTGCCTTTGGCGAGGGATTCGGGATCGTCAAGGGCGTGCTGTCTGCGATGGGCATTCCACTTGCCTTAGTCCCGCCTGCCAAGTGGAAGCGGGACATGAACCTGAACGCGGCGAAGGATGGCTCTCGAGCCAAGGCGATCGCCATGTGGCCTAACCAGGCAGGCGAGTTCAAGCGGGCGAAGGATGATGGTAGGGCCGAAAGTGCCCTCATCGGTGCCTGGGGTATTGCGAATTCCTCACGCTGATGTGAAAATGTCTCCGTCACAAGGAGACATTCTATGGCCCTCAAACTTCGCAACGGCACTTACTGGATCGACGTTCAAATCAAGGGCGTCCGCATCCGCGAGACGCTCAGGACTGGCGACAAGAAGCAGGCTCTGGCCGCGCATGACCTGCGCCGGGCTGAGCTGTGGCGCGGTGTCGTCATCAAGGAAAAGCCGCGCAAGACCTTCGCCCAGGCGTGCGAGCGCTGGCTTGTCGAGAAGGCGGGCAAGAAGTCGATCGAGACTGACATCCTGCGCATCGCCATCATCAAGCCCAAGTTGGGCGCGACGCTGCTGACCGAGATTACCAAGGAGAAGGTCGAGCGCCTGCTGCCCAAGGAGGCCAAGCCCGCCACTCGTAACCGCTACCGCGCACTCATCCGCGCCATCCTGCGAGCCGCTGAGCGCGACTGGGAGTGGATCGACAAGGCTCCCTTCATCAAGGCCGAGCGCGAGTCCAACAAGCGCGAGACGTTCTTGACGCGAGAGCAGGCAGAGGCGCTGCTCGAGAACCTGATGCCCAAGTACCGCCCCGCTGTCCGGTTTGCAATGCTGACCGGCCTGCGCCGCGCTAACGTCTTGGGCCTGCGGTGGGAGAACGTCAACCTTGAGACGGCAACCGCCAAGGTCGACGCGGAGGAAGCCAAGGGCGGCAAGCAAATCATCGTGCCGCTCAACGACGCCGCGGTCGCGTTGCTGACCGCGCTGCCGCACCGCGAGGGGTCTGTCTTCGGTATCGGCCACATCAGCCGCAGCGTGTGGCAGGGCGCGTGCAAGAAGGCAGGCGTGCCTGACTTCAGGTTTCACGACCTGCGCCACACCTGGGCCTCCTGGCACGCTCAGGCGGGTACGCCGATTCAGGTGTTGCAGGAGCTGGGAGGCTGGGCCTCGCACAGCATGGTTCAGCGCTACGTCGCTTTCGCGCCGCAGCATCTAGCCAATGCTGCCCGTGCCGTGTCGATTTGATGTGCCGTAAATGTGCCGCCGCGTGAGCAGCGCGCTACAGGTCGAAATGCTTAAGCCCCTGACTGCAGGGGCTTTTTTTTGGCCTAGACCGAATTCCAGTCCAGCGCCTTGAGCCTCTCGGCCACCTCTCCAATCGTTCAAGATTAATGGCATGCGACAAAGACCTCAAGCGACTTCTATGTGCGTGTGCCGTAAACGTGCCCAAACAGTCCAATTACTAGAATCACATGCAAGTGTGATTGCAGCATCAGGCGCTAAACGATAGCCCTTGCTGCTCCATCTTAAGCATGGTGGGCGCGAACATCTGACCTTGCGCTTGGGCGCGTTCAATGCGCTCACACGCAATGTCAAAGTATTTACGCTCGCGTTCAATGCCAATGAACTTGCGGCCCATCTCAACTGCAGCAACTCCGGTTGTGCCGCTGCCCATGAATGGATCAAGGATCGTGGACGGCTTTCCAAGTTGATCTATGCACCAAGCCATCAACTCAACCGGCTTTTGCGTTGGGTGCTCTTTGCGGTAAGACAGCACGGACTGGCGGTGCATCTTGGCTGGCCCCTTTTTGTTGCACCAAGCCATCTCACACATAGCCAATGAAAAATCCTGCGGCTGCACTTTGTCCCAAACAAAGAAGCACTGGCTAGGAGGCAGGTTAAAGTAATTTCCACCCCAGATCACGGCCACTGTGCCTTTGTCTACGCATTCCTGAATCAACGAGCCATCAGGAGGCTTGTTGTCCCAATCCATGCGCTGATGAGCCTGTCGAACGGGATTGGCGGCAATTCCAATCCCATACGGCGGATCAGTGATAACCGCATCGACCTGGGCCAATGTGGGCAAGATTTCTCGGCAGTCGCCATGCCAAAGCTCGGCGTCACCAATGATGATTTTTTGTGGGCAAGTCACGTTTTCGCTGTGTCATAAACGTGCCTTGATTGTGAGGGAAACGCGAGATTGCGAAGGCAAAGACCCTTTGATTTGCTTAGGTTTTTTGCGTGCTGAACGCGATTCCAGTCCAGCGCCTTCGACCGCTCGGCCACCTCTCCGATCAAGCACTTACGTTTCTCTCAACTCCGTTTGTGCCGTAAACGTGCCATTAAATCAACGATGCTTCCGCGGCCCGCCTACGAACCAATCCGGGCAGCACCTTACCACCACCGCGCACCCATTTCATCAACTCGGCACGCGCCCCAGCCTCGTCGTCGGTGTTCAGCCGCTTGCGCAGCGTGCTGGCCTGTAGGGCCCCTGTGCCGCAGTTGAAGGCGAAGTCAAGGATCGCCCCCGTCGCCTTCTCGCCCCACTCAGGCAGCTCAGGACAAAGCTTGAGCACCTTGGGCAGCGCGTGGGTCAGCTCCCACTCCAGCAGTTCCATCGCCCGCTCGCGGCTGATAGGCGGGTCTTTGAGCGTCACCCGCACCCCGTTCTCGTAGAAGGTCGATCCGACGCCGATGGTGGGGACGTTGGCGGGGCAGAGGTAGGGCTTGAGGTAGAGCCCCTCAAACACCAGGCACAGGTCGCGAGCGACCGTGATGGCGCTCATTTCCCGCGCTTGCCCAGCGACCTGTCAGCGAAGAAGAACCCCAGCACCGTCCCGGCCAGGGTGATGTCCCACTCCTGCATGACCCAGCTCTGGGCGTTGAGCTTGAGCACCCACAGCGCCAACGCAATGGTCGCGGCAGATGGGCGGATGACGCCGTTCCAGATGTCGACCACCGCCCAGCCTGAAGGCTTAAACGCCTGCTCCATCGCCTTGCCAAAGGCTTCAGCCTCGGCTGTGGCGACGTTGGCGACCGCCTGAGCCTCGATGGTCTTGATGCCCAGCTCGCTCTGCAGACGCAAAGCCTCTTGAGTGCGCTGGTGAGCCCTGTCGTCGATCTCGGTCTGAAGTTTCAGCCGCTCAAGCTCAAATTTGTGATCCTGCTTCTTGTTGTGCCAAGACGACACCTCGCCCCAGACCATTCTGAAGACGGAACCGCCAAGAAACGAAAACAGAGCTTCCAGCATCTCAGCGCCCTACAAACCTTGAGCCAAACTGCACGATCGCAAAGATCACCGCAGCCGCGGCCCAGACGCCGACGCCGCGGTTGATCCACTGGTCAACTTTGCGATCTGTTTTATGGATTGAAGTCTCATTGACTGCGATCTTCGTCTCGCATTTGCCAATCCGCTCGCCCTGCGACGACTGGCGTTCTTCAATCAGAATCAAGCGCTGGACGGCGTCCGTTAACTTGTCCACTTTAGCCTCGAGCCGGCCAAAATCGTCGCGTGAGACTGCTGCATCCATCATCACCCTCAGTCGGTTGTGCCAGCTTTTTCCTGCTGCGTCTGAGCGTTCGCCTGGTCGACAACCTTCTCAATCACTCCTCGTACCTGCCCGTAAGGCAGATTGGCGAGCGCGTTAATGATGAGCTGCACTTCAGTCGGCTCTAGCTTCAGTTCGATTTCCATTGGTGACTCCGTGGTGGGTTAAACAACGCGATGCTGTTGTCGCAACGGCGTTGGCAAAATTATGCTTCAAGCGCCGCAACACGGGCGCGGAGGGATTGGATTTCTGCAATCAGTAGCGGCACCAGCGAGGACACATCCATCTGCTGGAACTTAGGCGTGCCGTCCTCGTTGACCTCATCCTTGACGCCGCTGACCGCGTAGGGTGCGTGCTCTTGCGTTTCATGCGCCACCAGCATCGGGCGGGGCTGCGTTGCGCCTTTCATCAAGCCTTCGTAAACTTTCAGCGCGTCGATGGTTGCGCCGGGATTGGCGACAGGGCCGAGAATGTCTTTGGCGCGATAGTCAGAAGTGGTGTTGTACCTGACTAGTCCGCCTGCACGGTTGTAGTCAATGGAACCCCGTGAAGTCACTGTATTTTCTGTTCCAAAACCAACAAACTGAGCGTCGCCCGTTGTCGTTGCGTTCCAAAAATATGCGGTGTATTGACTAAAAGTTGTGTTTTTACCGGTTATAAGACCAGAAGAACTAGTCGTCCCCACCAGCAAATCACCCCCACTCGTGATGCGGGCGCGTTCGGTGTTGTTGGTGCCAAACGTGATCGAGCCACTCAACGTATTCCACAAGTCAATGGTGCTGGTTGTGCCACCATAACCAAGGTATCCCGATGTCGCGCTATTACTTCCGCCAAAACGAATAATGGATACAGAGCCAGTGGTCAGGTCGCCCGAAGAAACAACACGAACTTCCGTAGTGCTGCCACCCGCAACATGCAGACGAGTGCTGGGACTTGTCGTCCCCACCCCCAAATTCCCACTCGCATCCAGCGTCATCGCCTGCGTGAAGGTGATCGCGTTGCCTGCGGTGCCGGAGGGAGCGGTGGACCATTTGTGCGCGCCAGCATCTTGTTGATACTGTGCGGCAGTTGATGTGGTGATGTATTTCCAGCCAGAATTAAAATAGGCGTTGGTGTTGATAAAACCGCTGTTGCTTGCAAAGCTAATTGCTTTACCGCCTTCAATTTCCAAGCACGCATCGACGCCCCAAGCACTCGGCGTCACCCCCAAGCCGAGGTTGCCGGAGGCGTCCAGCGTCATAGCGCGTGCGCTGTTAATCCCAAAAATTAAACTGTTCGCCCCACGGACGTTGATGCCAAAGTCCGCCGCGCCGGCTGCGGGGGAAACGATGTTCGCGCCGCTGCCGATGTCGCCAATCGAAGTGCCGCTGTTCTGAAAGCGAAGGAACCCGCCGTTGGCATTGGTCGAGTTGAAGTTGGCAAGCAGCGCGGTTGAGCCGGAATCAACAGAGAGCCTTGCTGACGGAGAAGTCGTGCCAATGCCGACATCACCAGACGCAGTGAACGTACCAGTAACGCTGCTGCCTGACGCCGTCCACTTCTGCACCTCTGCCGTTTGCACGACAAATCGCGTGTCCGACGTCCCAGCGCGATAGAAGCCGGTGCCAGTCTCATCCGCCCAGGCAATGCCTGGAACCGTGCTTGTGCCGTTGGCGGCTCGGAAGGCACCCGTCATCCCGCCCGCGCCCGTGCGCGACAGCGAGTTAGTCATCTCGCTAGCAAGATCGCTCAGCGTCGTATTGGCCCAAGACGACTCGATCGTCGTGCCGGATACGACTGGGTTGCCAGTCGGTAACGTATATGTGCCAGAACCGTTGCGGGGCATGTCTTACTCCTTTACTGCATCCCCGCCGCTGCGGGTGCGCCACGAAGAATTGCAAGCAGTTGCTGCTGAGCTGCGGACAGAGGCTCTCCGCGTGCCAATTGCGCCTCAAGCACCTCAATCATCCGCTGCGGATTTTGCAGCGCTTCGGCAAGCGCCTGGTCGCGGTTGCGGGTTGCCATTGAACGCAGCGCGTCTATCGCGGTGCGATTGACAGCGCCAACAGGCCCAGAGCCCGTCAGCAAAGCATCTGCTGCGTTGCCAGCCGCCTCAGCGGCGAACGTATCGCTTGCGGTGTTGCTGCCGCCGCCAGCCGTTGCGCTTCTCTTAACGCCCTGGACGATGTTCTGCTGGCGCAGAGCGCCAAGGATTGCCTCGAGGCGGTCGTTGGCAGTCGGGTCAAGCACCAACTCACGACGCGGGCCTCGAGCGGCGTCCAGAGCCCTGCCAAGGCCAGCCTCGGTAACCTTTGGCACATCGCCGGCAGCATCGGCAGACACGCCTCGCACGCGCCCCGTGGCGGGGTCGACAAACGACTCACGCACCTTGCCTGCAGCCTGAGAAGACCTGACGATGTCAGAGTCGCGCTTATATCCAGACAGCACGCTTTGCCAACGGTTGTTTGTCGCGTTGTTGAGGATGTTGTCGACCTGTTGCAGCACGCCCATCGTGGCGGGGCTTTCCCGCGGCGCAGCCTGATAGGCATTGGTCGGCACCATCGGGGCCTTGCTAGCAAGGTTGGCGCGAATGGTTGCCAAGTGCTCAGGCGTAAAGTCAGGCCCAAGCCGGTCGATCTCATCCGACAGCTGCGTCAGCATGCTGCGCACTGCCGGGTTGCTGGCTTCGGCAGATCGCGCAGCCGCATCCAACGACGACCTGAAGGCGGACAGATCACGAGCAAAAGCAGGCGCGTTGATCGTGCTCATTGCTTGGTTGTAAAGCACATCCCTATTGGCAGAGCGCGCTGCGCGCTGCGCACCGACGTTCTCAGCGCCTCGCGTCGCCCGCGTCAGCTCGTCGTAAACAGAGCGCGCTTGCTGCTGGTCAAAGTCGTACCAGTTTGCCCCGCTGCGAGCGCGAGAACCTGCCTCAAGGCGCGCAAGTTGCGGGTCTGCTAGCTGCGCTGCCGTTGACAGCGGAATCGGTCCCTGCCGGCCTTGGCGCAGCCGATCAATCGTCTGACGCAGCACCGTCTGGTCGCCAAGCTCCTGCGCGAGCTGCTCGCCAGCGCGCTCGGTGCCGCCAGACTGCGTCACCATCCGACGCACCTGGTTGCCGCCCGCCAACACAACAGGCGTAGTCGCGCTCAGAATGGCACCGCTGGCCGCATTGACTGCTCGAGAATCGTCCTTGCCAAGAGGCTCAATTGAGCCCAAAGCAGCGCCCGTAAGCGCCGCATCAGCCGCAAGAGCGCCCGTGCCAAGGCGCGCCGTCGTTGGGGCAGCGCGCATCATCCCAACAGTACGCGGCAAGGATGTGACGGCTCTGGTAGCCGCGCCAACAGGCAGCGCCAGCGTCGGCACCACATTGCCAGCGACCTGCAGCGTCTTGCCAACCAACTCGCCACCAGGCGTGGCCTCGGCCAGCGCAGCATCGCGTTTGCGCTTGTCTTCGACTTCCTGACGCATCGCGGCCTTCTCGGCCTCGGTGCCCGTCATGTCGGTGTACAACTGACGCACGCCAGTCGACAGATCGGTCATGCCTGCGCCGATGTTGGCGAGCACTTTCTGAGTGCCAGACATGTCATCCAAGACGCCCTGCTGCAACCTTTGACGCTCGGTGTCGAAGTCCACCATCGAGAAAAATCGGCCAGACGGAATGTCTGAGTAATACTTCTTCCGCAGCGCAATGAGCAATTGATCGTCAGGAACGTCTGAATACATCGGGAACTTAGCCCGAACTTCAGACATTTTGATTGTCTGATCCATCAATTCCTCCGTTGCCTAAGTCCCAGGGGGTCCGCAGCATTGTCTGCTGGTTGAGGCGCAGAAGCGGGTCCGGTAGCCGGCGCAGACCCAGGCGGCGGACGCATTGCCCTGCCAGCGCGAGCCTTCAGCGAGTCCATGTAGACCTTGTAGGCGTCCATTTTCTGCTTCACAACACCAGGCTTGTCGCCTAGTTGCGGCGTCAGTTCTGCAGCCTTTTGGCGTGCTTCAGACTCGTTGACGCCCGCGCCTGTCGCAGCACGCAGCAGAGCCTCAGACATAGAGCTTGCAGCCTGTACAAACTTCTGCCGATCCTCGCTGCGCATGGTGTTGGCGATGTCTTCGCCAAACACCGGCAACGTGCCGACAACACGCTCA